TATCTAACCAGGTCAATACACTTTTTCTTTTTTTGTCTGTCTCTGCTATCAGCTTTAGATAGTTCTGCACAGGGTCTATGACTTTTGTTTTGTTTTTTATTGTTTTAGTAACCGCCCCTTGACTTTTTAACAGTGACAGATGATTTGCCACTTCTGTACTGTTGGGATCACGCCATTCGCCGGGCCATCGTCCTTTGGCAATTTGGAACCCTCCACTGTCGCCTAACATAAATGATCCAGGTTCGCGCTGCCTTACCATGTCCTCGCTGGGATCTGGTTTATTTAAATTGAGATTGGCATGGCCTGCACTGTACAGACTCCATTGATAAGGAAACATCGATTTTTGACTGTTAAGCCAGTTCAATTGTTCCATATCGGTGATCCCTGCAGGAAATCTTGCAGGATCAACATAATTTTCTACTCTTTGACGACCTATAAAGGTTGCATAAAATCCCGATATGGCTGGCAAAAAGATAGCCCATTTACTGAGACCGTTGTTGTCTAATTGTTTGTGTGTAAAGTTATCTTGCATAGACTTATTTAGAATTAGGTAATACCAGGACATTATTATCGTAGACAAAATATTGCCAATTTTGATGTCCCAATAATTCAACTATATGTTCTAGTGTATTTTGTTTGTAGTTGCTGTATTCAATAAAAATACCAGGTCGAAATTTCTTTAGCGTTTCTTTAGCTCCGGTCAACACAGACAATTCCATTCCTTCGACATCAATTTTAATGAAATCTATTTTATTGATATAAAATTTCTGTACAAAATTATCTAATGTGATTACTTCGATGAAATTCTTAGATCTATGATCAATCTGCGGATCATTTAAACTAATAGTGCCAAAGTCTTGTTCGCTATAGTAGTCAGGTTCGGTCACAGGAATAATGTCATTGACATCTGACATGCCCATATTATAAGTATAGCAGTTTTCCCAGTTGTTTATAGCAATGTTTCCGCAGAGCATTTGGTATACCAATCTCTGTGGTTCAAAACAGTAGATTTTACTGTCAGGGAATATCTTGCATAGCCAACTGGTAAAGGTACCGATATTAGCACCAATATCAAAAATCACTGGTTGGTCTAAATTAGACAAATAACTGTAACAAATTTCTGCCTCTTTGGTACAGCTATTGCCATGATCTAATAAGAATGCTGCTTGTCCTACACCTAGTTCATTTCTATCAAATCTATTAATGATCATTAGCCCATGGTCGCAGGGTAACAGAACATTTTTACGCCGACGGTCACTGACACTAATTGTCATCTATTACTTTGTATGTGCAGAAATAAAGTAATTGTAAGTGGCCAAACCTGAATCCACTGTGATTTGCATTGCACCAACATCGCTGATCTTCATGGTTTTGTTGCCTACCAATCCCAAGATGCTGATAATTTGATTAACTGGCCAAGACCAAGTATTTTTTAAATGACCGCCAACATCATGTTCGAACACAAAGTTACCAGCATGACTGCTATGATTGCCAAAGTGAAACATTAAGTTATGATTGCGAGTTTCAGTGCGGAATACAGTTTCTTCTGCGTTGGCTTGAGCCTGCATTTTCAACCTTAAGATACTGTTTGCACTAGGTTCGAATTCGATAATCCATGCAGGTGATTTGAAATTATAAGTTTTAAGTTGTTCATCGACAATCTTAGATGACATAAACCTATAGTTGTTGGCAAAGTCGCCTACTGCGTTTTCAAAATTAATACCATCTAGTTCGCCGGTGCTGGCATGTCGACTTACTGTAAGTTTGGCATTTTCTCTATACTCATTGAGATTCAATAGAATCTTTAGTTTATTGAGATTAGGCATACCAAAGGTACCTTCAAAGTCTTCAATGGGTGCAGCAAACTCTCCGTGAATAACCACAGATTTGTTTTCGGCCATACTGTAGATTTTGGTTTTTTCCTTGCTGCCGGTAATCTTTAATACATCAATGAAACCTAGATCATAAGTGTGTTGAACTAGATCCAATAATTGATCTTTCATATTTTCTCCTTGAACTGTATATTATATAACTTATTTAGATTTTTGCAATAATTTTCGCTAGAGTTTGTCCACCTCTCAATGAACTAATTTCTCCAGGCTTTTGTATTTCCCACCAACTTATACCGGTTAAATCTCTGTAGGAAAAAATAGTATAGTATCCCAATGACATGATTATTTTTTTCAACATATTTCCGGGCACATAGGAATTGACTCGATTTTCTGCTAGGTCTATTTCGTGACCGTAATTGCAATCGTTGAAACTAAACGAACATATACCACCAGGTCTCAACAATTTAAAAATACCGCCGAGATATCTTTCTATAGTATTGATATCTTTGAAATTGAAGAAATAGGCAGCGACCACTAAACCAAAATTGTTTTGTGGTAAAAAATCTAAATCACCTTGATAATCTAACACATAGGAACGCAACCGATTTTGATATTCTTTGGGATATTCACTGATTGTTTGATTGAGAATTTCACGGTTATGATCAATAAGATATAAGGGATCACAACTGACAATAGATCTTAAATCAGTCAATGCACTGGGTCGAAATACACATGCAGGAAAAATCCAATTACTGTGTGATTGAATCTTATTTTTAATCAGTGTTTCAGTTTGAGAACTCAAACGCCATCTTACATTTCTTATATATTCGGCACTTTCTATGATTGATCCAAAATTTCTCTGACCATCAATGAGATAATTTTTGTGTAAGATCTCGGCCTGACTTTTCAAAAATTGTAATTGCTGATCAATACTGTCTAGAAACTTTTTATCCAAGGTTTCATAGTCATTGGCCATTTCAGCAAAGTCTGTGGGAAACTTGGCCAATTCCAAAAACAATTCTTGCCGTGTTTTCTGTCCGGTGGCTAGAAAAAATTCTCTTTGAAGGAATTTTAAATAGTCAATGTTCTTAACTATCTCACTGAGTTTCATTCTTCTAATTCAAAAAATAAACTAAAGGTATTTTCTGTGTTGGTGCTTTCTTTGATATTCCAATTTAGTACACCCAGTAGATTTTCGACCTTTTGATCTACAATAGTGGATTCCATTGAACTATCATCAAAGGGCAGTTCCTTAAACCATTCCGGTAATCGAGTTTCATCGGTGGGATATCCTACACTGGTATAGCCCATTGGATTGGATCGCAATTTACAGACAATAGTTTTCATACCATCGATAATCTGTAAACTGTAATTATCACTGTGCATACGCCTAAGGTTGTTCCAATTTATTGCAGCACGAACATGTCCTGGCATATTGGCACGACCTAATTGTTGTTCTTTTTTTGCGTAATTGGTCAAGTTGTTGACTCGTTTGGGTGTACCTTTTTCCCAAGCTGGTCTTTTGGCAAATTCTGTTTTGAAAGATTTTATTTTTTCAATAATAACAGATTGACCGATACCTGACAGAACATCCTTTAGTATATCATTGAGAAACTCTTGCACTAGTTTTGGTGTATCAGATCTCTTGAGATCTAGACCCATGGCCTTGATCTTGCCCGGACTGTCTTTGTCATATCTCCGACCTTCTTTGTCATAGTATAACAAAGCATACCTTTTCTTGGTGATAAACAATCCTCGTTCGGCAACAATCTCTCGACCACATCGGATCACAGATCCGCGCTCGTCTGGGCAATTAAAGGCCTGTGCCATAAAGACAGGAAAACTGCCATTGACTAGATCGGCAATATTGTCATAGAGTTCTATGGCAATGTCTTTGTTCCAAGCGGTAGTTCCATTTTCGACATTTTCACAAAGAATGGGCCAAGCAGAAAAATAACAGGAATCAGTGTCATTGTATATAATACTTCTACCTAAATGATTTTTATCATTGTCGATGATATAATTAATTTCTTCCGTCATATGGCGTGTGATTGATCTGCCGCATAAAGTAGTGCTTTGACCAATTCGTTTGTCAAAGAATCTACAGCCTGGATTAAGAATCGCACCATAGAGGCTATTCAAGTTAATCTTCTTAACTAGTTGTCGCTTGTCCCAGTATTCTTCTTGTTCGTGGTTTTCAGCTTCTTTGAGTTTGGCCTGCATTTGTTTGCGTTCAGCATACCAACGCTGGAGTAGTCCAGGAACCACACCTTCTCTTTCTCCAGTGAAAATAGTTCCATTGGCACTAAGCATCCAGGGTTTTTTGCTGTGAAAGATTATATTGTAGACCTCTGCTGCAGAATGTTCTGTTTCTTCTCCATTTTGCCAGTCAATTATTAAAGTTTGATCTGTTCTTCGATCCATTACAGACGAATACTCTAGACAGGCAAACAAACCTTCCCAAGATTCAGCAAAGCTCATACCCCTGGCCATTCTATCACGGATATAGCTTTCTGTCATAGTTTGACGAATTTGCCCCACAATAGTTTCTGGACCCATATTTAACGCTCGAATAGTAGATGGGTATAGACTGTTGATATCCACACTGCCTACATACTCGTGTATTCCCTTTTTTGGATAGGCAACATAAGCACCAGCAGCTTGTAGATCTTCTGTGTCTTTGTTGTCTCTTCGATTGGGCACAACCAATCCACGATCGTGAGCTTCGTTAATGATAGCCTGTTCTGTAACTGCAACTGCACCCATTGTGGTTGGCAACAATACAGTATTTTCATGTGCTAGTGTATTGGCTAAATCAAGAAATTTCAGTTTCTTGTCCAGTCTAGCAATCAATGCCACATCTTCTCTGTTATAAAGAATAAATTTGTTGAATTCTTTGTTGTAGAGTTGATCAAGTGTGCCTTCATATGCAACTTTACTACCTACACCTTCATAATCACCGATAGCATCTAAACTGTAACTGTGTCGTTCTTCGTAGGTGTATTTTCTATAGAGTTGCATATAGTCCATATGCACACGACCAATTAAATCAAATGTGATATTTTCTGCACCAAACCGTTCGAAAGTCCTTTGTTTAGGCATCTGATTCCATAGACAAAACCTTCTAGTATCATCCCGACTCAGTACTCTAGTAGTGCGCATTACCAAGTAAGGAATATCAAATCCTTCGGAATTCCACCCACTTAGTACATCGGCATCGTCTATGAGTTTAAGAAAAGTATCGATTAGTTCATGTTCACTTTCACAGACAAAACAGTTATCAAATTCTGCTGCGACCTTCTGTGCTTGTTCAAATGATACAGTCTGTGGAGGTATTACTAATGTGACTAGTTTATCCAACCAGTCTAGATAGAGAGAAATAGCAGTAATTGGATTAAAAGGATCTTCTGGTCGACTATAACCCTTGACAGGATCAAAGTCAACTTCGATGTCAAAGAATGCTGTATGCAGTCGTGGTGGCTCTGTATTTTTGTAATTTTCTTCTAAGCAGCGAA